AAGCAACAACAAAGAAAACCCCGCAGATTCAGTCTAGAAGAGGCTCCAGAGGCTTTACTGGAGTGGCGGAAGGGGAGGGATTTGAACCCTCGGCAGGTTGCCCTGCGTTCGATTTCGAGTCGAGAAATTAGGACTGCCAATCAACGCTTTGCACAAGCGTTGTCCGTTGTTGTCCTACGCGACAGGTCGGATGCGGATAAAATTCCTAGCAATGCTCTTGGGGCGGGTCTTTCTCCACACCCCATCACCAGACTCGGAGTCGCGGTCACCGCGCCCATTTGTATTCCCCTCAAGGGTGACGATCTGGCTCCCGCTTTCTGACTCCACAATGCCGACATGGGAGAAATCAAAAACGACAATGTCTCCCGGGCGGGCCATGTCGCGGTCGTGCAATATGACCGTGGTCTTCGGGCGGGACTTCGCCCAGCCGAGGAACCCGTAGGCGAGCGCGGTCTTGGGTCGCCACTCTTCCGGCGTGGAGGCTTGGAGATTCAGCCACTCGGTGACTTCCGGTGTCCGCAGCCACTCGCGGATGCACCAATCAACGAACGCAGCGCACCACGGCCAAGCGGACGGGGTGAGGTCGGTGGCTTCTTGGTAGTCGCGGATACGCTCGCCGTTGTTGTTTCCGCCGACTTCGCGGACCCCGACTTCGCGGGCAGCAATCTCGGCGAGGAATTTGGTCATTTGTCGCGGAGGGTTCGGCTATTCACAAACTCGTTCCATGCGAAATCCTGCGCGGAGGTCGTGGGCGCTGCGGTGCTGGCGGGGACATAGCGGACATCGATTTTGACATCGAGCTTGCCGAGTTCTCCGACCCGGTCACCGAATGGCGGGACGGGGATGCTCACGCAAGAGGTCAAGAATGCGAGGGCGAGGAAAATCCAGCCCAGCATAATCATCCCTGCGGCGATCCGGCCCGGAGTCATTTTTTCTCTTTACGAAAGAAATTTACCAAGCCGACGAGGCCCAGCCCCAGCGCCACGATATGGTTCTGGAGAGCCGGTTCGACGGAAATCCCAAGACTGGTCAAAATTAAAATACCGCCCCTCCAAGTTGAGGACTCCGAGGCGCGGGCGAGCAGGTAATCGAGTGCGTTTTTCATGGGTTGTGGTCGAGTTTGCGCTCCACTCGTTCCATAATGGCCGAGTTCTGCGCGATGGTTTTTGCGCTGGTGGCGACGACCTCCAGCATCTCTTTGTTGGCTTGCTTGAGGTGGGCCACAAATTCAGCGGACTGCTCGTCCATTCGTGTTCTCAACTGATCGATCTGGCGGATCAAATAACGGAACAAGACCCATGCAAACGCGAGGCAGATGAGCAAAAGACAGACGAACAACCATCGGTCGTTTTGCGCCGAGGCATGATTGGCAAGGGACAGAAGGTCGTCGGTCATGGAATCGCGGGCATGGTATCAGTCAAAACTCGCAAGTCAAAAATCAGTCCTCGGTTTGGATGTTTTCGGAAGCGCCGAGGACGGGTTCGACAATGTTGAGCGGAAGTGAAATGACTTGTGCTGGAGCGTAGAGTCCCCCAGCCACACGCGAAGCGGCTTTCCACGCTCCCAGCGAGCGGCTTTCGTCGCTCCAATCGTAGAGCGGTTCTGGGTTCCGCGAGATGCGCTCGATATCTTTGAGAAACGAATCCAACTGGCCCGCCATGCCAAATGTTCTTTCGCCGAGGAAACCGCGAAACATGGTGTCGAGGATGGTTCCATACCACCAGAAACCTGTGAGCGGCCCAACAAGGAAGGCGCGAATCCAGTTGCTGGGTTTGTAGATTTCCTCGTCGTCGTCATCGGTGAAGAAATCTCGATACCAAGCGCGGAGGGTTTCGCTGACGATCCCCATAAATCCGAGGACGACCAATGTTTGGAGATGCTGCGTGCGGTCGCCTTCGCCTTTGGCAAGGCCGCGCAAAGCAGACCCCCACATGGAGAATTTGAGGCGCTGGTCGCTCATGAACTGCATGAGGCCGCGCTGCCATGTGAGAGCCATGTTTTCTGTCATCGAGCGTTGCGCCATGTCCACAGGCTGGGCTGTTCTAAAAACGGCATCGTCCATGGCGTCGAGCGCGGCCTGTTCCGCAGCGGCATCGGGCATCCCGGCGTCCTTGGCCTCAAGGTAGGCGTTCTCGTAGACGACCGCCGCGCTGAAGGAGGTGAGCGCCGTGTCGGTCAACTGCATCGGCATGAAGCCCTGTTCGCGAAGCAGGTGAACGGCGAGCATGAAATTCTGCATTCCCTCGGTGGCGGATTGCGCGAGCTTTTCGGGCAGGAACTTTTTGATTAGCTCGGGAAGCTGCGTGTTGACCGGGAGGTTGCTGTTTTCGTTCATCATCCGCACCAACGGACTGACGCCCTTGGCCAACCGGATTTGCACGGTGTCGCTCTGCAACGCCCGTTTGTATTTTTCCACAAAGTTGCCCTGCATCAAACTAACCAACGCCCGCGATTGTTGCTTCGGCGAAAGTTTGAGCATGAACCGGAGACCGGCATCGTTCTGGTTGACGATGCTGGAGAGACGGAACCCAAGAGATGCCGTGGAAACCGCGCTGACGATGTTGTTGTAGATGCGCTCGTAGGCTCGGTTTTTCATTTGCACCCCACCTTCGGTGAACAAGGTCACCATGTCTCTGATCTGCGTGGCGGCGTCTTCTCCGTAGACCGCCGTGACGCTTTTCATCAAATTTGGATTTAGTAGCACGGCCCTCATGTCCCGCACGGATTCCGCCCACGCGATCCAATAGTTCCCGTTTTCGACATGGTTCCAGAAAACCTCTGCCATGTTGGCCTGCGCTAATTCGGCTTGGTGCTTGGTGCGGGACTTGATGTGTCCCGGCATCATGCCGCCGCTTCCCGTGCGCTCCCCGGGCAGGCGCATTCCCCCTTGCTCCTTTTCCTGCGTCTCGAAACGAAGTGGGGAATGGTTGATGTTTTTAGGCATATCGACCCCGTAGAGATTCACAAAGACGCGATTGTGGTCGGAATAGTTGTCGGCGTAATACTTGAGGATTTCGTTGTAGATCGCCTTGGCAAACGGAGACGATGCAAGCGGCTGCATTTGCTTCACGCTCTCCTCGGTGAATCCGTTGCGCTCCATGTGGGCGCGGCCATCCGGTTGGTTCCATGTAGCGAGATACTGCATGGCTTCCCAAGCGTTCATCGTGCGCTCCCCGAGGACGCCCTCCTTCACGACGAGATCGATGGAAATGTATTTCGGTCTTCTCGCGGGTGTCGCGTTCGGGTCTTCGGCAAATCTTTCGGAATCGGCTTCGGCGAGCCGCTCGTTGTAGGAGGCCAGTTCCTGCCGGATCGCCTCGATGTGGGCATCGGTGAGGCGTGGCATTTGCGACCCGGTCATGGTCACGATTCCCTCCTCGAATTCATCCAGCGCCATGTTTTGGGCCGACTTCAGATTGATCTCCCCGCGCACCACCTTTTCGGCAATTTCGACAGGGATGCGAACCGCCTTGACCCTGCGCCCGCTGAACGCCTTGACGCCTTTCTTGTCTTCAAGCAGGCCGAGCAGCGCCTTGTCGATGGCCCAGCGAACTTTCATTCCACGCTCCCCGGGTTGGAACCCAAGCGCCACGCGGGCGGCATCCTCAAACTTCCTGCGGGCCTCAATGTCGCGAAGGTTTTTATCGTTGGTCGATTCGCGCATTTTGCGGCTGAAGTGGACGGTGATTGGATGATCGGCCCCAAAAATTGTTTCTAGCAACTGGTAAGGGGCGAGGCTGCGGTTGTAGGAATCCTTGAGGTTGCGAAGTGCGCTTTGGCGCTCCTGCTTGGTTTTCAGATTGGCCTGCTCGCTGGTGAATTCGCCGAGCGTGTCGAGTCCGGTTTGAACCATTTTCTTGATGTCCTCGCGCCGTGCGTCCTGTTGGATTTTCCACTTCTGTCGGCCCGCCTTGATCGTGGATTTGAGGAAATCGAGAGCGGATGCGAGCTTTGTGGAATGGCTGCTGTCGATTGCTCCGAACAAGTTGACCACCGCCCACTCTTCAGCGAGTTCCTGCACTTTTTTCTGGTCGGTCTCCTCTTCCAATCGGCCTTGAATTTCCTGCAACCGCTCGGATGCGGCATCTTGATCAAGCAACGAGGCGGCGTAGGCTTTTTTGACAAACGCCGCAGCCTCCGGGCCAAGGGTGCTGGTCAACACGCCCGCCTTGGATTTCTTCGGCAATGCTTTCTCAAGCAGTCTTTCAATCGCGCCTCGGTATTCGCGGGCGAGAACCTTTTCGAGTTCGGTGTCGATCTTCTTGATCCGGTCGCGGAAGAAGTCGGCGAGGGCTTTGTCGGCTCGCTTGCTGGCGAGGTTTTCCTTGGCCGTGTAGCCGGGAGGCAGCGAGACTTGCTTGCCTGCTTGGACGATGTTTTGGCCTTCCTTCATCCATGCCGAAATGATCGCGCCGTCCATGTTTTTGGCTTCGGAGACTTTCACCCCGTCCTTGAAGACATCCATCGGAGCGATGTTGGCGAGGACGGTGTAGCCGCCCACGCGCCCACGCACTTCGGGCGGGAGGACTTGAAGGATCGCGTCGAGTTCACCGAATCCTTGCAGGAGTTGGTTGCGGCGGATTTGCGTCTCGTCGGAGCCGGTGTCGGCCATCGCGGCGAGTTCATCGGAATTCCAAGCCATGAGCTTGGAGAATTTCTGCTTGGCCCGCTCGTAGACTTTAAGCCGCTCGTCCGGGCCTCGGTTCATGCCGCCGAGCGCGGCGTTTACTCGGTCGATCTCGCGCTGGCTGGCGATGGAGTAGTTGATTGCACCCGCAAGAGGGAAATCGGTGTGCTGTTGCGTCAGTATTTGATTTTTTGTTTCTGGAAAAGCCTCATCCAAGACGGTGATTTTTTTCATCTTGGCAACA